AGTGGATATGAGTCTGACGCTTCCATTGACTGAACGTGTAGTGGTGGGAAAGGACGACCAAGGCAATATAACCATTCACCATCCAGGTGAACCGCAGCAGGTCACCACGTATCTCAACCCGAGCTGGGTGCCAGGTACCCAAGGCACCGGTAGTGAATGGACAGTATCCCTGTGACCAATCGACTGGAAGCCCTTGAGGATTGGGCGGCTAGCCTAATCGGGCAACTTGAGCCTGCATCTCGAAACAGACTGGCCCGCAGCCTCGGCCAAGCATTGCGACGTAGCCAACAGCAACGAATCATCACCCAGCGCAACCCGGACGGCAGCAACTACGCGCCGCGCAAACAGCGCAACCTTCACGGCAAACAAGGGCGGGTTAAGCGCAAGGTTCAAATGTTCCAGAAGCTTCGCACAGCGCGCTTTTTAAAGGTTCAATGTGACCGCACCGCTGTCAGCATTGGTTTCAAAGGCCAAATTGCACGTATTGCAAGGGTTCATCAGTACGGTTTGAAAGATAAAGCGCAACGCGGCGCCTCGGATGTTCGGTATGAACGAAGAGAAGTGCTCGGGTTCACCGATGCCGAATTAGACCAAACCCGTGATAGCTTGTTGTTATACCTGGATCGATGAAATGCGTCGCTGGATTCCATGGTATCATTAAGCCACCATTGTTTGCCCTGCCAAGGATTGTTTAAAAATGAAACGAAGTTTCAACGTTCCAATTTGCATTTTGATGATTTTTGCATTTTGTGTACTGTTTTTTGGAGTAGCTATAGCTGGCACATATAATTTCCCACGAACAGCGACCTATGCGGCACTTGGTAGTTGCTTTGTATTATTCTTAACATTTCTAGATATGAGGCAAGATCGCGTACTGAAGGGATTCTTTTTGATAGCGGCTGGAGTGCTCTATCAGGTTATCTATCCGAAATTCTTTTATATTTTCGTAACCAAATCACTCATGCCAGCTGATGCCATTGACCACTTCAAAATTTTTGGTCAGGTCATTTCATTAGCGTGCGCCGGAGCCGGCGGTAGCCTTATAGCCGCTTATGCAGACAAAACTTCAAGCGACAACGAACTAGCTTTGACGGGCACCCCAACAACAGAAAAAACCGTTATAGAAAAGACAGTGATTGATAACACGCTTCATATTGAACAACTGATAAAAAGCACAACATTACTAAGTAAAAAAATCAACATCATGATTGCTGCCACAGCCATTATTACAACCGCAACAATAACAATCCTACTGACATCACTAGCACGATGACGATCCACAAACTATTCGGCATTGCAACAACGCCAATTGACTTTCACCCCTCGCACAGCATGCAAACTATTAGCAATCCATCATGTATAGTTCCAACTCAACGAACCCAAGACGAAATAGAATTTCACGACGAGAAAAATCATCTATCTAACAGTGCCTATCATTGGCCTACCGTCTCGAATTTCGAGCACCAAAAATTCACTAATGATTTACAACTGCTCTCTATCCAACATTTCTTCAAAGATTCCCCCGTACCCAGGAAAAAGTCTGGCCGGCCCATAACCAAATGCGCGCAAGTGGCGGGCCAAGTCTCGAACCTGGGTTCTCGGAAGAACCATTTTAACAAAAACTGGATTAGGTACTTCAAATGCCGCCTCGGAAAAATAATCCCCTACAAGTTTATCTAATGGGCGTCTATCTACAACAGGCGCTATTGAACCGACCGCTTGACTGGTCGCCTCCAGAAAACTAGGGAGATTAGTAGCCCAATGAGTAAACAAGCCTTTCTGAGCTGCAAGGTTTGGATTGCCGCTGTAGTGGGGCGTAACCATTGTTAGAGGAAAATTTTCATCGAGGCTTATGACAGCCCCCATGAGCCTGGTATTCAACGCCCATATACAAAGATCGCCACAATCTCCCCCTCCGGGTCTAGAGGAAAAGAAAGCAGCAACAAAGGGGTCGTAAGTCCAATCTAACAAACGTGTAGGAATTCCATAATGCTGAGCTAAGGCGGCGGACTCCAACATATCGACCGGCAACCATTTTTCCCCACTTATCCATTTTAAATGCATTTCAGTATCATGTTGTTGATGCAACCTCTCACGCAACATGTCAGATTTTGGCACATGCAATCCGCGCTCATCCGCTCTTCGATAAAACTCTCTTAAAAGCTGGTATTCAGCAACCGCCAAGGAGTATTCATCATCCATTACCACATTATCAACTTGTAATCCGACCCGATGAAACTTTCCTAGCTTGGTAGGCTCGTCTGCACGAACAGAGGTTGGTAAAAGTAGAAAATTCGCATCTGGGTTACCACGAAAAATATAATCACTCAACACTAAGCTACTGGACCATGGCAATAACTCATTCAGTAGCGCTCCAGCAGTATCAAACTTTAGTTCAATCACATGTTTTAGCATGTAAACTCCATTTCATAGGCCGATGTTTGTAATGCCACGCTTTACAAACTAACAATACTTCTGTCCATTCGTGTAGTACTCCACTATCACGACCATGAACGACTATGCCACCCTCGCCCGCCTCATTGAAAATCTCATCCGCTTCGGAATCATCGCTGCCGTGCAGATGAAGCCCCCACGCGTGCGAGTCAAAACCGGCGCACTCACTACTGGCTGGCTTCCTTGGATAGCCCCACGAGCCGGTGTCGACCGCGAGTGGAACCCACCGACAGTCAACGAACAGGTCATCCTGTTCAGCCCCTCCGGCCAGCTCGGCAATGGCATCGTCCTCACAGGCCTATTCAGCGATCACCTCCCTGCCAACGGTGATCGCGAAGGCCTGCACCGCCGCACTTACCGCGACGGCACTGTCATCGAATACGACAGCATCAGTCACCACCTAAACGCCACTCTACCCAAGGATGGCACCACGAATCTAATCAGCCAAGGCGGCATCCACATCGTCGGCCCAATCACCCATGAGGGCGACTACACCCAAACTGGCAACCAAACCATCACAGGCAAAATCACCGCCTCGGTGGACGTAGTCGCAGCCAACATCAGCCTGGTCAAACACCCCCACGGCGGCGTCATATCTGGCAGCGGCATCACAGGCCAGCCGCAATGAACCGAGAAACCGGCGCCGCCATCGACTTGGTCGAACACATCACCCAGTCCATCACCGACATCCTGACCACCCGCCTCGGTACCCGAATCATGCGCCGCGAGTACGGCAGCTTGCTGCCCGAGCTAGTAGATCAACCATTCAACGAATTCACCCGCGTGCAGGCTTACGCCGCCACCGTCATGGCCCTGATGCGTTGGGAGCCACGCATCAGCCTCAGCCGCGTGCAGATGTTCGGCGCCACGTTGGCAGGCCAATCAACCCTGGAGCTTAACGGCAGCATCGTCGATACCAACGAGCCGTTGAGCCTAAGCGTTCCTCTGCAGCTGGGGGGCAGCGCATGAATACCTTCGTCGCCATCGACCTAAGCCAGCTCCCGGCACCGCATGTCGTCGAACAAATCGATTACGAGCAGATCCTCACCGAGCGCAAGGCGTACGCCATCAGCCTCTGGCCAGCCGACGAACAAAAGGAAATCGCCACACGCCTCAGCATGCAATCGGAGCCACTGACCAAACTTCTCGAAGAGAACGCCTACCGCGAAATGATCTGGCGCCAGCGGGTCAATGAGGCATCGGTCGCCAACATGCTCGCCCTGGCCAAGGGCGCCGATCTGGAGAACCTGGCCGCCAACTACAACGTCAAGCGGTTGGTCATTCAGGTCGCCAATCCCGCATCCTTACCGCCGCTGCCAAAACTGATGGAAAGCGACGACAGCCTGCGCGAACGCGCCCAAATGGCTTGGGAAGGTCTCAGCACAGCAGGCCCGCGCAACAGCTACATCTTCCACGCACGTTCCGCCGACGGTCGCGTTGCCGACGCCACCGCAGAAAGCCCAAAACCCGCGGAAGCTGTCATCACCGTGCAATCGGCATTGGGCAATGGCCACGCTTCAGCGGATCTGCTGGCCACCGTTAAAGCCTACCTCAGCGACGATGACCGCCGCCCGTTAGGGGATCGCCTGACAGTGCAGAGCGCGCAGATCATCAACTATCAGATCAGCGCCGAGCTTTACCTTCTGACATCGGGCCCTGAATCAGAGCTGATCCTGAAAGCGGCCAAGGAACGGCTACTGAAATTTGTGCACCAACGCCGTCGATTGGGCCTGGAGGTTTCCGAATCCATCCTCCACGCCTCGCTGCACGTCGAGGGCGTGCGCAAGGTAGTGCTGGAAGACTGGGACGACATTGTCGCCACTCCTTACCAGGCGCCCTACTGCACCGACATTGACCTGTCATTGGGGCTTGATGATGACTGACCTGTCTCTGCTCCCGCGCAACGCCACACCGCTGGAACATCAAGCCGCCCAAGCCCTGGCTCAGATCCAGCGCGTCCCCATCCCGCTGCGCCAGCTCTATAACCCAGACGACTGCCCGTTGCCCTTGCTGCCCTACCTGGCCTGGGCCTTCTCGGTAGACCGCTGGGACAGCCAATGGCCCGAATCAGCCAAGCGCTCAGCCATCCGATCCGCGTACTACATCCACTCCCGCAAAGGCACTCTCGGCTCACTACGCCGCATCGTCGAACCACTGGGCTTTGTGATCGAAGTCGTGGAGTGGTGGCAGACGATCCCGTTCGGCCCTCGCGCGACCTTTGCCCTGAACATCAGCGTGTCCGAAACCGGCATCACCGATCAGATGTACCAGGAACTGATCTGGCTCATCGACGACGCCAAGCCCCTCACCCGCCATCTGATCAGCCTCGACATCATTCTGGAAACTCGCGTCGACTCCCATGCGGCAATTGCCATCGATGACGGCGACGAAATCGACGTCTATCCGTGGGTCAACCCGGACATCGACGTGTTCATTCAGGGCTATGGCGGCACCCGCATTTACACCCTCGACGAACTGGACGTGTACCTCCATGGTTGATAAGAACACCCTTTTCGGCGGCATGCTCACCACCCTCGGAGCCGCCAAGAAAACCAACTGCGACGCCCTCGGCATCCCCTGGGAGCCGAGTTACATGCTGATCGGTGATGCCAATGGCAGCGACCCCGTGCCGGATCCGTCACAGACTCGGTTGCTCAATCAGGTGTACCGCGCGCCGCTCAATCAACTGCGCGTCTCCCCCACTGACCCGAACGTGTTGATTGCCGAAGTGGTGTTGCCGCCCGAAGTCGGCGGCTGGTGGATGCGTGAGCTGGCCCTTGAGGATAAGGACGGTGTGTTTTCCGCGGTGGCGAATCTCGCACCCAGCTACAAACCGCTGCTGGCTCAGGGCACGGGGCGAAACCAGGTGGTGCGGATGCACATCATCACCAACGGCACCGCCAACATTCAGCTCAAGATCGATCCGGCCGTGGTCCTGGCCACACGCGATTACGTGGATCGGTCGGTCAATGCAGGCGCAGCCTTCACCACCGTGTCGTCATCCAGAGCGTTAAAGCCCACAGAAATGGGCTTCGTCTTGATCGACGCCAGCGCCGGGGCTTTGAACATCCAGCTGCCGCCGGCCGATGCCACCGTGGGCACGCGCGATGTGATCGTTCACCGTAAAGACAACAGCAGCAATCGTCTGGTCATCAAGACGAAAGGCAAAGACACACTGAGATTTCATACGCACTTGAACCCGGCGGGCTATCCCTTTCTGGTGCTTATGGGTGCTGGCGATTGGTGGCATCTGCGCAGCGACGGGGCTGGGAGTTGGTGGCCGGTTGGGCGCTTTGATAACACGCCGCTGGGTCGCCCGGTCTTCGAAACCACCACCGTATTCAGTCCCGGCGGGTACGGTGCCTTGAATGGACAACTGCTCAAACGAACTGAATGGCCTTGGCTATGGGATCACGCCCAACAATCGGGAATGCTCAACCCGGAACGTCAGCGGCACATGGAAGGCGGATGGACCAGCGGCGATGACAAATCGACGTTTCGTGCACCTGAAGCCCGAGGCGAATTTTTCCGGGTATTGGACGAAGGCCGACAAGTCGATAAATCGACGATTTCGGGCGCCGCCAAATCCGGTAGCGCCGTTATTACCGACGTCAGAGGAAGGTCGCTCATAGCCATTGGCATGACGCTGGAGGGCAGCGATGTTCCGAGGGGCACCACCATCGTTTCCATCAATGCCAATGAGATCGTCGTTTCCAATGCACTACAACAAGATGGCGCTGGAGAGTGGAACGTCATCGGGCGAGTAGCGGGCTCATGGTCCCCCGACACTTTCGAACGCCACACTCACGGCGTCTCGTATGGGTCCGGTACGGGTAGCCACGACACGCTCACGCCTGAAAATCTCCCCCGAACCGGACAGCATTCCTATGTGGTGGGAAGAAACACATCACCTTCCTACATCGCTCGGGTCGGCTACGCAGAAACCCGCCCCCGCAACATCGCCTACCCCGGCCGTATCAAAATGATTTGAGGTCTTGATGATTACCTACCTGATTGACGATGCGGGCGCCCTTTCTGGCCCGGTCACCTTCCCGGCTATCCCAGGTTTCGGTCCACAACTGCCCGGCAACGCGGTGCAAGTCCCGAAGGTACTTACACCACCCGACTCAGGCAAAACCTGGGCTTTGATTGATGGATCCGTTCAACAAATGTTCGACCTGCGAGGCAGCGCTTTTCGCACCGCAGACGGCACGCAACAGACATGGCAACAGTTGGGAGAACTGCCCGAGGAACTGACCACTCAGCCGTGGCCGGGCGAACATTTCAAATGGATCGACGGGCAATGGACACTCGACCAGTCCGCTCAACGCGCCGCGCAAAGCGCTCAAGTCCTGAACCATCGCGATCACTTGCAGCGTGACGCCCAACTGCGCATCGCGCCCCTTCAGTATGCGGAGAAACTGGGAACCGCCACGCCCGAGGAACAGGCATCCCTCCTGAACTGGATGGGCTACAGCGTCGAGCTCAACCGCATCGAGCAACAGGACCAATTCCCCAGCTTGATTGCGTGGCCGACACAGCCACAACAGCAGCGCCGGTAAACACATGCGTTGTACTCAAACCACCTACAACCCTCACCACGCGACGAATTGACCTGCGCGCGGCAGCCTGTGCACTGACTTAACCCTCACCGCACAGGCCGCACCATGTCCGACTACCTACACGGCGTGCGAGTCATCGAACTCAACGATGGCTCACGCCCGATCCGCACCATTCCCACCGCCGTGATCGGCATGGTGTGCACCGCCGACGATGCCGACGCGACGGTCTTCCCGTTTGATACCCCTGTCCTGATCACCAGCATCCAGACCGCCATCGGCAAAGCCGGTGTCAAAGGCACCCTCGCCGCCAGCCTCCAAGCCATCGCCGATCAGACCAAACCCTACGTCATCGTGGTGCGCGTGAAAGAAGGCCAAGACGAAGCCGAAACCACCAGTGCCCTGATCGGCACCACCACCGAACTGGGCAAATACACCGGCATGAAAGCCCTGCTCGCCGCCAAATCACGGCTCGGCCTGGTGCCGCGTATTCTCGGTATCCCAGGCTTGGATACCCTGCCTGTCGCCACCGCACTCGCGGGCATCGCTCAACAGTTACGGGCCTTCAGCTACGTCAGCGCCTGGGGCTGCAACACCAAGGAAGAAGCGGTCGCCTATCGCAAGAATTTCGGCGCCCGGGAAGTCATGGTCATCTGGCCCGATTTCCTCAGCTGGGACACCGTCACCAACAAAACCGTCAACGCCACCGCCACCGCTCGCGCCCTCGGTCTACGTGCCAAGATCGATCAGCAAACCGGCTGGCACAAAACCCTCTCCAACATCGCCGTCAACGGCGTCACCGGCATCAATGCCGACGTGTTCTGGGACCTGCAAAACCCCGCCACCGACGCCAACTACCTCAACGGCCACGAAGTCACCACGCTGATCAACGAGGGCGGCATGCGTTTCTGGGGCAGCCGCACCTGCAGCGACGATCCGCTGTTTGCGTTCGAGAGCTACACCCGCACCGCGCAAGTGCTGGCCGACACCATGGCGGGCACGCAGATGTGGGCCATGGACAAACCGCTGCACGCCTCTCTTGTGCGCGACATGATCGAAGGCGTCAACGCCGAGTTTCGCAGCAAGGTCTCCGCCGGTTATTTGATCGGGGGAAGTTGCTGGTACCCCGAAGACATCAACACCAAAGACACCCTCAAGGCCGGCAAGCTATGGCTCGATTACGACTACACCCCGGTTCCGCCGCTAGAAGACCTCACCCTGCGCCAGCGCATCACCGATCGCTACCTCATCAACTTCGCCAGCCAGATCAATCGCTAACCGGAGAGCTGCGCCATGGCCATGCCGCGCAAACTGAAAAACCTCAACCTGTTCAACGATGCCAACAGCTACGTCGGCGTCGTGAAGTCGGTCGTTCTGCCGCCCCTGGGTCGCAAGATGGAAGCCTATCGCGGCGGCGGCATGAACGGCCCGGTCAAGGCTGACCTGGGCTTCTCCGACGACGGCATTCAGTTCGAATGGAAGACCGGTGGCCTGGATCTGATTTCCCTACGCCAGTTCGGCGCCGTCAATGCATCAGGCATAGCGCTGCGGTTCGCCGGCTCGTTCCAGCAGGACGACACCGGCGACGTCAGCGCCGTGGAAGTCGTGCTGCGTGGCCGCCACGAAACCATCGAAATGGGTGATCACGAGCCCGGCGAAGACACCGAACACAGCGTCACCACCACCTGTTCCTACTACAAGCTCATCGTCGACAGCGAAGACATCATCGAAATCGACTTGCTCAACTTCATCGAGAAGGTCAACGGCGTCGACCTGCTCGAAAAACAACGCGCCGCTCTTGGCCTCTAACCCTTGGAAAACTTTATGCAGACCGTTGAAATCCAACCCCTCGCCGACGACAACACCGTCACCCTCGACGCGCCCATCAAGCGCGGCAAAACCACCATCGACTTCATCACATTGCGCAAACCCTCATCAGGTGAACTGCGCGGCATGCACCTGGTGGAGTTGCTGAACATGGACGTGGCCACCCTGATGAAGATCCTGCCGCGCATCACCACCCCCGGCATCACGGGGCCGGAAGCCGCCGGCATGGACCCCGCCGACCTGCTCGCCTGTGGCAGCAAGATCTCCGGTTTTTTGTTGCAGAAATCGGCGAAGACGGACGCCTTCCTCGTTGCGTAGAGGACGCCATGGCTGACCTCGCGGTGGTCTTTCACTGGGCACCGGCTGATATGAATCAGCTGGGCCTGCAAGAACTCATGGAGTGGCGCGAACGCGCCAGGGTGCGGAGTGTCGCCGATGGCGAATGACTTAAAACTTCGGGTGCTGCTGAGCGCCATCGACAAGGCGACACGCCCACTCAAGGCCATCAACCACGGCAGCATCGGCGCCGCCCGGGCGCTCAAAGAAGCGCGCGACAACCTCAAGGCCCTCAACGCGCAACAGAAAGACATCAGCGCCTGGCGCACACAACGCGCGGCCGCCGAGCAAACCGAACAAGCCCTCGGTGCCGCACGTAACAAGGTCAAGGCACTCAGTCAGCAGTTCTCGGCCACGGGCGCGCCCACTAAAGCCATGTCCAAGGACTTTCGCGCGGCGGTGCATGAGGCGCAGAAACTCAAGCAGCAGCATCAACTCAACAGCGAGCAGCTGCAGAACCTGCGGGGTCGATTGAACGCTGCCGGCGTCAGCACCAAGAACCTCGGCGACCATGAGCGCCAATTGCGAGACCAGGTCCGCTCAACCAACCACAGCATTAGCGAGCAAACCAAACGTCTCGCGGCCCTCGGTGCTCAACAGCGACGACTGGCCGCAGCTCGCGCGACTTTTGATCAATCCAAAAACCTCGCCCGCGACATGGCGGGCAAAGGTGCCACCGCCGCCGCTGGCGGTAGCGCGACCTTGTATGCCGGCGCAAAGCTACTCGCGCCAGGCATCGACTTCGACGCCAGCATGAGCAAAGTGCAAGCGATCTCTCGGCTCGATAAAAACGCTGAAGCGCTCGGGGCATTGCGCAACCAGGCGCGCGAACTGGGCGGCAAAACCCAGTTCACCGCCGGACAGGCGGCAGATGCTCAAGGCTTTCTGGGCATGGCCGGCTTCGATCCTGCAGCGATCAAAGCCGCGATACCAGGGATGCTCGACCTCGCGGCCGCTGGCGGCGCCGATCTGGCGCAGACCGCCGACATCGCTTCAAATATCCTGTCCGGACTCGGCATGAGCGCCGGCCAAATGGGCAAACTGGGTGATGTGTTGGTAGGGACCTTTACGCGCTCCAACACCAACCTGCAGATGCTCGGCGACACCATGAAGTACGCCGCGCCCATGGCGAAAACCTACGGAGTCGAGCTGGAGGTGGCCGCCGCCATGGCCGGCAAGCTGGGTGATGCCGGTCTGCAAGGCAGCATGGGCGGCACCGCACTCAGCTCCATCATGAACCGCTTGGCCGCCCCGCCCAAGGCCGCGGAAAAAGCCTTGGAACTACTGAAGATCGCCACCGCCGACGCCCACGGCAATTTGCGCAACCTGCCGGACATTCTCAAAGAGATCTACGACAAAACCCAAGACCTGGGCACCGCCTCAAAAGGTGGACTGTTCAAAGCCATCGCCGGTGAAGAAGCGGTCAAAGGCATGGCCCAACTGGTGGAGCAAGCAGGCACCGGTGAGCTGCAAAAGTTGATCGTGAACCTGCGTCAAAGCCAGGGCGAAGCGTCGCAAACAGCCAGCGTCATGGCCGACAACCTCAAGGGTGATTTGAAGACTTTAAGCAGTGCTTGGGAAGACCTCGGCATCGAGCTTCAAACCCAGCAGGATGGGCCGTTGCGCGGGCTGATTCAGTCCGTCACTGAGGTCATTCGAGGCGTCAAAAGTTGGGCCAACGAAAACCCGAACCTCGCCGCCGGACTGGTGAAAACCATCGCCATCATCGCCGCCCTGGCCATCGCCCTCGGCGGGTTGTTGATGGCCGCGGCCAGCGTCCTGCTGCCGTTTGCGGCGTTGCGCTTGATGTTCGCCTTGATGGGCCTTCGACTGCCCGGGTTGCTCAGCCTGTTGTGGAAACTCGGTCGTTTCGTGCTGCCCTTCGTTGGCAAAGCCCTGCTCATGCTCGGGCGTGCATTGATGCTCAACCCCATCGGGTTAGCGATCACCGCCATCGCCGGCGCGGCGTACCTGATCTACCAAAACTGGGACGCGGTGAAGGCTTACTTCACCGACGCGTGGAAGGAAATCAAAGCCGGGTTCAACGGCGGCACGAGCGGCATCCTCAAGACCCTGGCCAACTTCAGCCCCATCGGATTGCTCTACCGTGCCTTCTCGGCAGTGATGAAATACCTGGGCATCGAACTGCCCAGCCGCTTTACCGAGTTCGGCGGGATGATCATCGACGGTCTGGTCAACGGGCTGAAAGCAGGCTTCGGCAAACTCAAAGACGTCATGGGCGAGATCAGCGATTCGACCATTGGCTGGTTCAAGGAAAAGCTCGGCATCCAGAGCCCGTCGCGGGTGTTTGCCGAACTGGGCGGTTTCACCATGGCGGGACTCGCCCAAGGACTGGAGCGCAGCCAGCATGAACCTATCGGTGCGATGGCCGATGTCAGCAATCGACTCATGGCCACGACCCGCGCCATCACGCACGCACAGAACACCCGTCCGTCTTCATTGACCGTGGATAACCGAGCACCACTCAAACCTGCCCAGCGACCGGCCTACGACAGTCACGACACCTACGAAATCACCATCCATTCCACGCCGGGCATGGACACGTTGGCGATTGGCCGCGCAGTCCGAGCAGAACTGACCCGCGTCCAATACGAGAAAGATGCCCGCCAACGCAGCCGCCTGGCCGACCTGGAGTAATCCCCATGATGCTTGCCCTGGGCATGTTCGTCTTCAGCCTTTCCACTGCGGCTTATCAAACACTGCAACGCCAGACCGAATGGCGCCATGTCAGCAATTCACGCGTCGGCGCAGCCCCGGCCCGGCAATTTGTCGGGCGCGGTGAAGACGCCATCACCCTCCCCGGCGTCATCCTCCCGGAGCTGGCCGGTAGCGCGCTCAGCCTGGATGCCTTGCGCCTAATGGCCAACACCGGCAAGGCGTGGCCCATGGTGGAAGGCAGCGGCCGCATCTACGGCCTGTGGGTGATCGAGAGCTTGAACGAAACCAAGACGGTGTTTTTTCGCGACGGCACACCGCGCCGGATCGAATTCAGCCTCAGCCTCAAGCGGATCGACGACGACCGCATTGACCTGATTGGCGCCGGGACAAGCGTGGGCGTCAGCATCATGAGGAGCTTGCTGTGATTGATGCTGCGCTCTCACGGGTGACTGGTTTTCTGAATGACGCCGCCGAGCGTTACCGGCGCGCCGCCGCTTACCCAGTCCCGGTCATCCGCGTCACTGTCGATGACAACGACATAGCCCCGGCGATCATCCCTCGACTGATCAGCCTCGATCTGCTGGACAACCGCGGGATCGAGGCCGACCAATTGACCATTACCCTCAGCGACCACGACGGTCTGCTGGCGATTCCGCCCAAAGGCGCGATTATTCGGCTCTGGCTCGGCTGGAGTGATACCGGTCTGATGGACAAAGGCACCTACACCGTCGATGAAACCGAACACAGTGGAGCGCCGGATGTACTGAGCATTCGCGCTCGATCAGCGGACTTTCGTAAAAGCCTGAAGACCAAACGCGAACGCAGCTGGAGCAACACCACGCTCGGCGACGTCCTTGGCGACATCGCCCTGGGCAACGGTCTGAGCGCAACCATATCCAGCGTCCTCCACGGCTTGCCCATCCTACAGCTCGACCAAGCCAACGAATCGGACGCGAACCTGATCAGCCGTATCGGTGAAGAGTTCGATGCCGTGGTCACCATCAAGGCCGGCTGCCTGCTGTGCTTGCCGGCGGGCGGTGGCAAGACCGCCCGCGGCGCCGAGCTGCCGCACATCACCCTCACCCGCGCCGACGGTGACCAGCACCGTTACCTGCAAGCCGACCGCGACACCTACGACGGCGTGCGCGCCTATTTCTATAACGTGAACAGCGCCAAGAAAGAGGAAACCATTGCCGGCGGCGGCGAACACCTCAAGGACCTGCGCCACACCTACAGCGACCGACAGTCCGCCCTGCGCGCGGCCCGGGCCGAGTTCAACCGGCTGCAACGGGGTAGCGCGACGCTCAGCTACACGCTGGCACTGGGGCGGTCGGATCTGATTCCCGAGCTGACTTATACCCTCCAGGGCGTGAAGGACGAGATCGATGAAATCATCTGGTACGGCGGGAACGTCCAGCACACCCTCAGCGCGGACAACGGCTACACCGTCAGCCTGGCGCTGGAGAGCAAACTACCGGATGACAGCGTCGAGAGCCTGGTCGATGTGAATAAGGGGGGCTTTACCGGTGTCATTGCCCACTACCGCGATAGGAAGACTGGCAAGGAAAAGACGGTGATGGCTGGAGATCAAAGTAAGCCGAAACAGATGTCATGGCTGTACGCCTCTGAGAAAGCGGCGAAACGGGTGGTTGATCGGGAGTTGAGACGGATTCAGGCAGATAAAACATGAGCACCATCAAGGACGATTTCATGCAGGACATACGATGCGGCAGCTGCCGCCGCAAACTCGCCGCCTCCAGCGGCTTCATTGAATTACAGATCAAGTGCCCGCGTTGCCGGACACTCAACCACTTGAAGGCCCCGAGCCTCCCCCCAGCGTGCCGCGAGCATCCAGAACAACGAGTTCATGAATGCAGCAACCCACCATTGGAAGCCTGTTCGCAGGCATAGGAGGCTTTGATGTCGGATTTGAAAACGCCGGTTACCGCAGTGCCTGGCAAGTTGAGCTCAACCCCATCAACCGGGCTGTGCTTGCCGATCGATTTCCCCATGCACGCCAATTTGAGGACGTGCGTGATTGCGGCGCGCATAACCTGTCCTCCGTCGATGTCATCACCGCCGGTTTCCCGTGCCAGGACATCAGCATCGCCGGAGCCCGAGAAAGTAACCGAGCCACTCGCGGACTACGCGGTGAACGCAGCGGCCTGTTTTGGGAAGTCATACGAATCCTCAAAGAAACTCAACCTCGCTGGGTGGTCCTTGAGAACGTCGTTAACCTGCTCGCTGTCAACGATAGCCAAGACTTTGAAACAGTCGTCCGGGCCCTTGCGGACTGCGGGTATGTGGGATTTTGGCGAGTGCTTAATGCTCAATATTTCGGAGTCCCCCAGCAACGTCGTCGAATATTCCTGGTCGCAGGTTATCGACAAATGCCCCCCTTCGAGTTCCTGGCTGACGCCGCGCCAGTGGACGCAATACCTCCAGCGTCTCAATCGATCCAGTGGCCACGCCCCGCGGATACCTGGGCTGCCAATACTTTATTGGCCAGCAAGGCCGGCTCCCAGATCTCTCTGGGCTGTACCACTCTCGTCGCTCACGCGAACGGATGGGATCAGATGGTTGAGCGGCAGCGAACGTCTGATGATGATGGGGTTTGCCTCGGACTGGATGCGGCCAACCTTGCAGAGGCTTTCGGTGCCGGAAACGCCGTTGTTACGCAGGTCGCGGAGTGGATTGGGAGGAAGTTGATGAGCGCAAGCTAAGTCCTTGTGCCAATGCCAGCCATCCCGTTGCTCTCGCCCTAACAAGACAAGAAACGCGTTCGCTGCGCACGGTGCAGGTCTACCTCACAATAGCGTACGGATGGGAGCCGTACGCTATTGACTATAGCCCCGCGTACGGCTATCATCCGTACCGCAATGACAAAAAAACCTTATGAAATCAACCCAGACGAACCTAAATCCAATCTAACTGAACCTAACCTCACTTAAACTAAAAACTGAATCTAATCAACCTAATAGGAAAGTCTCCGCCGCCATGAAAACCCCAATCCGATTTAAAGTGCGCAAGCGCTACCAAGATTAACTTACAGAAGGAAACGCACAGACCATTTAAAAAGCAGGTGACCAGAATGTCTATTTTAGAAGAAACAATTAAAGCGACCAAAAATGCCAGACTCGAAATAAAAACTACTGACTTCGCTAAAGAATACATCAAGAAAGCGGCCCTGATTTCAGGGTTGGATATGACTTCTTTCATCATGGCATCGGCCTTCGAAAAAGCTGAAGCTGTTATGGAGAACTACCGGAAAATTGAAGTCTCCGAAAGGGCTTTTTCCCGGCTACAAGAAATCCTTAATGAGGATGAAACTGCAACACCAACTAATGCATTACTCAACTTAATGAGGGGGAACCATGAAAACCGAAGAGACTCCGACATGTGAAATTGACGGCAATTTGCTTGCCAATTTCGCAAATTATAATTACCCCAAGGATTTTGACTGTGGGCTGGAGGTAATTAATTCGTATTTTAAAGGCAACCTTAAACGTGCCCTTAAAAGCGAGAACGTCAGTGGAATTGGAGCAATCTCTGCAGCTGGTGATGTCATGGGCTTCTGTACCTTGACCTTCTGTGACATTGAGAAAGCCAAGGTACGAGGCGCAATTCCTGACTCGAATCTTCCTGCCAGCGTCGCAGTAATGCGTCTCGTGATGCTGGGGGTTGATTCAAAATTTCAAGGTCTGGGCATAGGCCGGACACTCTTGAAAAACGCTCTCATACAGGCGTCCAAGATACACAAACAGGTCCCGATTAAAGGCCTGTATCTCGATGCAGCACCAAAAGCAGTGAAATTCTATGAATCTCTCGGATTCAAAAAACTCTGCGAACCTGACGAACACGGCAGTACGCCGATGATTCTGGGTATCAACGTCATCATGCAAGCCGTATGAGTGATGTCCGTACCGTAGCGGGCTAACACCGCTTTTCTCCCTATGTCGTTATCAATGTGATTTTGTTGGCCAGAACCTCATTGATAACGAATGCCTTATATTGCCGATGCTCAACGTTTGAGCAAGATTCGAGTTATCTCTACGGCCTCCTCGATCAACTGCGTCAGCTTGATAACCTTGGACGCTGAAAACCCAGTACCACCGAGCAATTCGGTCTTCGCAGCAGCCTCGTTTTTTTCCAAATCCTGTAGAGTTTTACTGTTTTTGATCTTGTCTAAGACGGCTTGTTGACGCATTTCGTTTAGAGCTTCGATTCTAGGGTTATCACTTTGCATGGCAAACTCCTGAAAAATCCCGCGGGAGTGGACTTAGATGTCGTGAACCATTTACGAACGTCAGTCGCTTGCAATGCTCCAGACTGCCTCCCACCGGGCAGACTTCACAATCGGTACAGTGTTCGACCAATGCTGCACCCTGATCCGGAATTAACGCCGGTCGCGTCAGGCCTGGGGGCATCTAGTTGCACCAGGTAGAAATAATCGGCCGGATGGGCAAAGGTCATGCCTTTGAACGGCCCATCGATCACTGGCAAGGCCGCAGCGGGTCGCGGCCAGCGTCGATGCTTTCTCCCTGCCTGTGCCTGATCCTTGCACGCTCGTTGCTCATGTTGGCCACCAGCAGCGCCACCGCCTCGCCATCGACTTTCCCCGACAAGCCGCGGTTACTCAGTCTGCACCATGATCGCCTCACCTGACGCCTCTAAATCGCCCTTTCGTTAGGAACCTCTGAATCCATCTACTCTAGTCGGCACCACCAAGATTGCGCATACGCACAACCATCAATGAACTCAATGCCGCTGAGAACAAAGCCAGTCACGGCCATGCCAGCCAATGTTGCGTCCAGCAATGGCGGCAATGGATCGGAATCCAGTGGCATTCCTACTACCACACGGGCGACGTTCGTGGCCCGACCCAACTCCTTGCAGACCGATGAATTCACCATGACATTTCCATTGATCGCGGGATATCGACGCCGTGCCTGAGCGTCAAGCGCGACGCCGCGCGACCTCATCGGCGTGACCAGTAGGTGCATATGGTGGCCCGCCCTACTCGTCGCTATCGATGTCGAGCATTGATTCGACGGCAAAGGCCAGCGCCGCGTCTGCCAGCTCGAGTAGATCGCAGAGGTCGCCGTTATCAATCAGTTTTTTGTCGTGCAGAGCATGAGCTTCAGCCAGCAAAGCCTTGTGATGAGCACCCGGCTGGGCGAGTAGCGCGGCCTTGTCCGCAAGCATGGCTTGCCAGTGGGATAAATCATTTCGGGCGGCGGGGACTGCCGTTGTGGTTGAGGTTTTCATCAAGTAGGACTCCGAACCAAATACTGTATACATAGCCAGTATATTCAGAATCCTGGGATGTCACCTACAGACGCCGACGAAGCGTCCTACAGACATCAAAAAGCAATGCAGGAGAAATCCTACTTATGACAGTTTTTATAAAACAAAAAAAAGCCCGTCTCAGCCGAAACTGAAACGGGCTTTCCCCCGCATTAACGACCGTTACTTCAGGTCGTCAAAGTGGTCTCGCAGGAACTCGTAAAAGCGAAACGCTTGAAACGATCTCCATACGAGGCTCAGCGTACGCAGCAAAAGCTTCATACGTTTTGGCCTCCAGGTTGGGGGCCAAACCTCCAGCGCACTTACCGGATCACGCGTGCCTTCGGGAAGACACACCAATGCTTCCTGTGAGGCGGCCGGTTGAATTCCCTCCAAGCCATCATTCCGGCACGGGTGCAAAACCGTGTCAGAGGGGATGAAACTGTTGTGTTACCAGCCAAACCCCAGCGATGCATTAGCGTGCGAGCGGCGGCATATTAACCTAGAACGTCACCCCGGACAGGTGGAAATAGCTCGTCTTTTGGTTGTTCGAGCAATGGAATGACTTGTTTTTGTAAACCGTTATTTCTGTCAGAGTGTATAAAACAGAATTCAACACCAAAAACTGCTTTTTGTACATCAGTCCCCTGACACTGAAGGGAGCAAAATAACGTTGCAAGGATGATCAAAGATAAATACCATGTTTCCACGCCAATGCTTCCCGTGAGACGTACCAAGCCCCAGTCGCAAGCTGTGGCTTACCAAAAGAACCGCCCCGCAAAGGCGGTTTTTTTTCGCCAGGCGTTTAGTCGCTGATCATGCGCTCTGCGCTTCGGACGGTACGAGCCCCCCTATGGCTTCAAATCTTCCATTGGCGCGATCCTCAGAAGGCAACAAACGTTGCAAGGATGGGCGAAGATTCATAAGATGAATGCACGCTAGTGTTGTCCATGAGATGCACCAAGCCTCAGTCGCAAGCTGTGGCTTACGAAAGAACCGCCCCGCAAAGGCGGTTTTTTTTCGCCAGGCGTTTAGATTTTGGCCGGGTGCGCTTCGCTTCGGGCTGTGCCGATTTTCTGCACAGTGGATCGAACCGCGAGCATCAAATAAAGCGCTCCACGCTCCCCAGTGTCGCCAGCCGCGAAAGGAAAAAACATTGCAAGGCCGGGGAAGGATCCATAGCATAGATCTACGCCAGTGATGTCCGTGAGACATACCAAGCTCCAGCCGCAAGCTGAGGCTTACAAAAGAACCGCCCCGCAAAGGCGGTTTTTTTTCGCCTGCCGTTTGGTCTTGGTCATGCATCAGGTTTAGGCCGCGACCGTCTCAGTATCGGTTTCTTGGACGCGGCGCCTGATTCGCCATGGATGCCAACGAAGCCTTTAATGCTCGAGATATGTCCGATACCGAGCCATCTCCGTCGTGACACTCGACTTGTGCTTCGTCACAGCCGACTCCACCAGCCTCAACTTCCCACTCCAAACAGTATTCTTTTCAGAATATTGGGTGGCTTCATGTCGAAGTTGTAGGCAAAATCTGAGAGTTGCGTAAGAGGGGTACGCTTGCTGGGTGTTTTGGCAGGCTACCGTCTTGTAAGCCTTATATTCGGCGGGATACTCTCCAGACGTCGCTGCAAAATCAGCGACCAGGTGTAGGAACCTGAAATGAATTAAGGCGTCACAGCGCCAATAAGTATTGCAGGCGCTTTTTTGTGTCCGCAATAGCGTTCTATGGCGGCTGTGCGCGGGACACCTTCGGGTGTGCCGGGTGCCTTGATTCCCGGTATTCCTACCCTGCGTACGGTCGCCACCTCATCCCGTAGGAAGGATGGTAGCGACTCCTCAAATCAAGGAGCTGCAAATGCAAAACAATGGATACCTTTCTAGCTATACATCCCACGACCACCTCATCAACGGAGGTGGCAAATGACCGAGCCATTAGAAGCTAAAACCATCGGCCTCACCCCCTGCATCTATTGCGTGGACAATCCGTTGTTCCATGTCAGCGCCGGTGTTCCTGTCGATGCAGCCTTGGCCATGGCATCCGATCTGCTGTTCCTGGCCAAAGCCCTTTCAAAAGATGCGGCTTACGACAGAGAATCTGACCGTTTTTCGTGGGCCGCGCACTATTTGACGGCTCTGGGGAAAGCGGTGATTGATGATGTGGTCAAAGCCGTTACGCCGCGACCTGTCAGAGCGGCCATGAAAGTCGCCAAATAGTAGTAACGAGTCGCGCATAAAAAACCCGGCGAATAGCCGGGTTCTTTTAAGAGTACTTGGTGCAGTCAAACACTATTGAACTGGCTCCCCTATTGCCCCACACCGGTCAGAGCGCCGCCAGCGTCTGCGCGAAATGCAGGATATAGCCCTGATCAGCCTCAGACATCTCTCTGTACGATGTAAGAAGATTCGACTCATCTTGTGTTAGCTCAGAATTTTCGCTGGTGTTATCCCCGCGAATGTTCTCTTTATTATCCTGATCCAACATGCACACTACTCCGTTAAGTGATTGCAGGCGCAACGTTACTTAGGAGCGTGAAAAATCAAAATCGAAATCCGTCGTAACGAATGTTAAATATCGACGAGTTATTTCTTGGCGTTGGAAAGGCAGGTGACTTCGGACATGGCGCCGACAATGCGATGCACAGCTTTTTGGTCATAATCGGACAGCGTTCTGAATTGCTGGATCAAGCGTTCTTCGGCCTCGTTCAGTCCTTCAACAGCGCGCAGCAAACGCCCGCCAGTCAAGACGTACAGCACGTCAACACCGGCCGCAGCCACGGCTGAGAGGTAGACAGAATCAGCGTTGCGCTCGCCTTTTTCGTAACTGCCCTGGGTATTGCGGGTGATGCCACCCAGTTGCGCAAAGGCTTCTTGATTAAGGCCCAGTCGCGTCCTTTCTTCACGCAGGCGCTCACCCACGGCAACGTCCAAGTGTTCTGTAGATGCACAACTTTTCAAGCTTTCACCCTTTACAGGCCAAAATGTTTGGGCATAATGGCGAAAAATTCAACCCGGATGCCCACGAATGGACACTATGCCCGCCCCTTTAACCACCGAGCAAGCCCGAGCAGCACTTGATCGAAAAGGAATCAGCCTCGCTGAGTTCTCTCGCCAACATGCACTGAGCAGCAACTTGGTCAGCGACCTGTTAAATGGGCGAAAAAAGGGACGCCGCGGGCAGGCACATCGAGCCGCCGTATTGCTAGGCATCAAAGAAGGCACCATCGATTAATAAGGCGGACGCTCTACCCCGTTGTTAGAACAGCGCAAGGATGCATTTAGTGAGCACTTACAAACTGGTTTGCCCTCATTGCCACTCCCGAATGCGGATACGCACCAGCGAAGGGACCCATATTTTTCTACGCGTCGCTTATCTGCAATGCACCAATGAAGCCTGCGGCTGGTCGGTACGCGCCGAGTTCGAAATGACTCATGAGATGAGCCCCAGCGGGATGGCCAACCCAACCGTGAAGCTTCCACTGGCAGACACGGCCCTGCGTCGTGAAGCCATGAAACAAACCAACGATCAGCTCGAACTGCTGCCGAACCAAGGACCGGAGACCGCACCATGACGCTTACCCAAGATTCTTTTCAGGATTACCGCACCAGCATGCAGGACGCCGCTCGCGCTTATTTGCTGCGTCACCAGGCGCACTACCTGTCCGACTCCGATCGGCTCTTCGAAAGCTGCGTACGCCATTTGATTGTGGCCCTTGAAGTGCCCACCAGTACCGCGACAAAGCTGGTGCATCTGGCCTGGAGTGAAATCCAGGACAGCCCACAACCTCGCGCAACGCAAAGCACGCTGTAACCCCCACCAAACAAACCTCACACCTATGCCCTGATGGGTAAGGGTGAGCTGCGCCCGGAATTTGAAGTGGACCATGGAAATTAACGTCGCCATCACCGCAAAGCTGCCCCGTGAGCAGGCCGAAGTCCTGCTTAAAACGCTGCGCACCCAGTACTCAGCGCAGTTCAACGAGTACTGGTATGACGACCGCTTTCGCCTGATCCCTGAGGGTTTGCGACACGGCTCGCTGCTCGCCGCCTTCCCGATTATGGCGGCGCAAAAACGCCTGATTGGTGCCCTCAAACACAGCCTCGGCGAAGCGAAGTAAACGCCATGAACATGAAGCACGAACTACGCGCCGACATCCTCCAGCGGCTTCTGTCCGACTACGGCCTCAAACATAAGGCCGGAAAATACATGCGCGAAGGCGAATGCCCGGCCTGCAGGAAGAAAGAGCTGTACGCCTTTCACGACGCCCCGTGGATGATCCGTTGCGGTCGGGGCAAGTGCGGCCAGACCTGGCATGTGAAGGAAATCTACGAGGATCTGTTCGACGATTGGAGCAAGCGTGCGCCCTCCTCCGACCAGTTCCCTACCGCGACTGCTCGAGCCTATCTGGAGTTTGCGCGTGGCTTTCGCCTCGATCTGATTCAGGGCTGGTTTACACAGGACACGTATTTCTCCGACACATTGAATGCCGGCAGTGCGACGGTGCGTTTCGACTTGGACAAGGGCGGTTACTGGGAACGGCTGATTGATCGGCCGCACCGCTTCGGCAAGATGAAAGCACGGTTTAAACCGGGTGATAGTCCGCGTGGCGTGTGGTGGTGCCCGCCTTGTGTCGAACTGCTGGACGTCAAAGAGTTGTGGATCGTCGAGGGTATTTTCGACGCCATTGCTCTGGTGCATAACGGCATTGCCGCGGTATCGGCGATGTCGTCCGGCGCCTATCCCGAAGAATCGTTGAAAGAGCTGTCACGACAACGCGGCGGCAAGCTACCCAAATTGATTTGGGCGCTGGACAACGAACCCGGCGCGCATAAATACACCAAGCGTTGGGTGCGTCAGGCTCGCGCCTTGGGCTATGAATGCGAAGCCGCGCAAATTCCTCAACCGGATAGCCGCAAGGTTGATTGGAATGACCTGCACCAGCGCTGGGCTTTCATCGATGACGAAATGCTACGCGCCGAGCAGATCAAAAAAGACCTGGCCACCGCTCGCTACCATGGCTCCCTGCTGATCGCTGAAAGCGCATCAGAGAAAGGCGTGCTGATGTACGACTGGCGTGAGCGCCATGAATTTCACTTCGGCTTCGACAGTCGTTTGTACTGGTTCAAGATGGACCTAGAGAAGTTCAGCAAAGCCATGCTGATGCTGGAGGCTTCCGACCGCCATGAAGACCAACTGCTCAACGACGTGCAACGCCGTCAAAAGGCTTTACGGCAATGCGGCGGCGTAGTGGAAATTGCCAACTGTTATCCGCAGGCATTGTATTTCCAACGCAATGAAGTGACTGACGAATCCTGGTACTACTTCCGCGTTGATTTCCCGCATGACAGCGGCAGCGTCAAAAATACCTTCACCGGTGGCCAGGTGGCCGCTGCCAGCGAGTTCAAGAAACGCCTGCTCAGCATGGCCGCCGGCGCGGTGTTCACCGGCAGCGGCAAGCAGCTCGACAAGATCATGAAGGATCAACTCTTCGGCCTGAAAACCGTGGCGACCATCGATTTTGTCGGGTACAGCAAACAGCACCGCTGTTACGTGTTCGGCGACCTCGCGGTGCGCAACGGCATCATCAGCGTGGTCAACAAAGAGGACTTTTTCGAGTTCGACAAGCTGCGGCTCAAGACACTGCAAAAGTCGATCACCATGCACATTCAACGCGACAGCAAGCAATACCGCTCCGACTGGTTACCGATGCTGTGGCTGTGTTTCGGCGCCAAGGGAATTGTCGCCTTGGCGTTCTGGTTCGGCTCGCTGTTCGCCGAGCAGATCCGCGCGCAGTACAAGTCGTTCCCTTTCCATGAGATCACGGGTGAAGCCGGTGCAGGCAAAACTACGCTGCTGAACTTTCTGTGGAAACTGCTGGGGCGGGACTACGAAGGGTTTGATCCCTCGAAATCAACCCGGGCTGGACGTCAGCGAGCCATGGGCCAAGTCTCCAACATGCCAATCGTGTTTATCGAAGGCGATCGGAATGAGCCGGACAAGGTCCACGCCAAGAGCTTCGACTGGGACGAGCTGAAGGATTTCTTCGGCGGTGGCACGCTCGGCACCAAGGGCATGAAAACCAGCGGCAACGAGACCTACGAACCGCCGTTTCGAGGGACCGTCGCAATCAGCCAGAACGCTGCCGTCAGTGCGTCCGAGGCGATCTTGACGCGGATTATCAAGTCGCACTTCACGCGCCCAGAAGTGACCGCAGAGAGCCGTGCAGCCGCTGACAACTTGAACCTGATGCCGGTTGAACATCTGAGTCACTTTTTGCTGATGGCGGTTCGGGCTGAACCCCAGGTGATGGCGAAGTTCGCCGAACGTGTGGTGGTGCATGAGCAACGCCTGCGCAAGATTAAAGAAATCCGTGTTGAGCGGATCATCAAAAACCACAGCCAGATAATGGCCTTGGTGGATTGCCTGTGCCTGGTCTGCCCGCTGGATGAACACCAGATGGTCACGACTCACCAGCAACTGACCACCATGGCACTGGAACGGCAAACCGCGATCAGCGCTGACCATCCCATGGTGGCGGAATTCTGGGAGGTCTTCGACTACCTGGAAAGCCTGGGTGAAGGGCCTCAGGTCAATCACAGCAACGACCCACAACTTATAGCGATCAATCTGAATGAATTCGCCGAGCTGGCCAGCGAACATCGGCAGAGCCTGGCCGACCTGAAAACGCTCAGGTCACTGCTGACCGCCAGCCGCAGCCGTAAATGGCTTGAGAGCAATAAAGCGACGTACAGCGCCGTACGCGCTTGGCAAGCTGCCAAAAACCCACTGGCTAGCCGTTCGATGACGGTGAAGTGCTGGATATTTAAAGCATAACGAAACAATGCAGGGAGCAACCCAATGAAAAACACCGCGACATGTTCAGCTGGTATCAACGAAGTTGCCGAAATCCTTCCCGGCGACAAATACCGAATCTACATCAGCTCTGGCGCTTGGTTTCGTCAGGACTTGCTGTATCCAGTCTTCGGGCTCAGCACCGAGGCCGTTCGCAAGTACCGCTCTAAAGGCATTTGGCTGGAGGGCAAACACTGGCGCTGGGACCCGGCCAACGTAATCGTCTACAACCGCGCGGCGATTGAACGGTGGATGGAGGGACAGCCATGACCGACAAATTGCCGACCGGCGTTGAGATGAATGGCAAGCAGCTGCGCATCTGGTTCACCTTAAATGGCCAGCGCTGCCGCGAGCCACTGGACGGCATCGCCAAGGTCAACAAGGCTTCGATTGCTTATGCCGACAACAAGCGCCGAACGATCATGACGGAAATCAAAGAGGGCCGGTTCGATTACGCGGCCCACTTTCCTAATTCCCCGCGCGCCGTGATGTTCTCGGGGACGGGGGGACCGGCAACTAAACGCACAGTCCAAGAAGGGATCGATCGGTGGCTTGAGGTCCAGCGAGCGCAAAAAGCCTCAAGCACTGTCATCAACTACGTGAGCAAGGCCGTTCACGTCGCAAAGAAATTCGGTAAACGCCGTATCGTCGATATCAGCAAGAGCGACATCGCGCTGTTTCAGGCGCAGTTGCTTAAGCAGGGCTTGGCCCCGAAGACAGTAAACGACATTTTCACGGTTGTTCGCGGGGTCTGGGCTGATGCCTTCGGCGATGGAATCTTGAAAGCCAATCCTCTGGACCGGATTAATAACGTTGGCTCAGATTCGGACTCCGAACATGCAGACCCCTTTAGCCGAGATGAAATCGAGTTGATCGGTAAAGGGGACCCCGCACGATCACCGGACACCCGAATGATCGTTTTCAATTGCTGGACCGGATTATCGCTCTCGGAACTCATCGCGCTGGCTGCAGAGGACGTCGACCTGGTTGCCGGCGTGGTGCATGTCCGCCGGGCATCGGTTGTCGGGGAGTTCAAGGTGCCCAAGGAGCGCACCAGATTACGCGTAGTGGAGCTGATTGATCCGGCCCTTGATCTGATGAGGGAAATTGTTGCTGCGACTAAGGAGGCGCCTTGCGAGGAGATCAAGGTGATTCAGCGGGACAACATCAGCATCAAGAAGCAGAAGGTGCAGTTTCTGTTCCGTAGCTCCACAAGCGGTTTGCTGTGGAATGGGAGGACGCTGAGTATCTGGTTTACTGAGCATCTGAAAAAGGCTGGGGTGAGGCATCGCGGGGCTAACCAGTGTCGGCATACTTTTGCGAGTCAGATGCTGTCGAGTTATGTGCCGGTGGAATGGGTGGCTCGGCAGTTGGGGCATGCGGATACGACGATGGTTAGGAAGCACTATGGGCGGTGGATTCCTAACGATACTAAGAGCATGGCGGGGGTTGTTTCTAAGATGCTGGGTTTTCGGTAGTAATCAAGCCGCCATTTGACTTCTATTTAGGTTGAATCAGACCATTGTCTACGTTTTTTTTCCACCATCACCTTCCCGACCTAATAGACAAGGTAAGGGCGATTGCCAATCTGGCGGTGGGTAGTAATCGTCCCATACCTCCTGCAGAACAAGGTTACTTACATCTTAAAGCGGCAGATCCAGCACACGAGCAAACAAGCGCCAAAGGCTAACGAGTGTAAAAAAAACGTAGCGCTGATATGATTTAGCCATTACTGTTAATTTCTGGTGACTTAGCAACATGGAAGAGAAAATATTTTTACAAGGAATAGCCCTTGCCAACTATAAAGGCATCGGAAAAAAAACAATATTCCTTGCCCCCTTCCGAAGGTTCAATTTCTTCATTGGTCCAAACAATGCAGGGAAATCCTGTGTCCTGAGCTTTATCGCCAATCATCTTGAGCTAATACTTCGTTCAGAACGCTTAGAGCACACCAAAGGCCTAACCTCTTTGGACGTCCATCTAGGCGCCACTTTGACCGATGTAAGCATGGCAATTGGTGTAACAACTGCACAACTTGATGAATCATTACAACAATCAACTCTCGGAGCTCATGAACTACAACAACTTCGCAGAATAATTGACCACCTACAAACAAACGACTGTATTTGGCTAAAACGAGAACAGGACCGCATTACTCTCCTCAAATGCTTTAATACCGAAGATTTGAAAACTTTAATTCCTGCTGAAAACTACAGAAGCCTATGGACGTCGCTCACCGGAGGCCGTTCCGGCGATTATGATGATTGGATCACCGGCATACTTAACTGGCTCGTGAGGCAGTTAAAATTTGCAGAGCCTAAAATTAATTTAATACCGGCTATTAGAGAGATCTCCGCACATGGGGAAAGTTTTTCAGACTGGAGCGGCAAAGGACTAATTGAAGAGCTTGCAAAACTGCAAAACCCCGGAGTACATGATCGGCATCATCTACAGAAATTCAAAAAAATTAATGAGTTTTTAAAAACCGTTACGGAGTCTAAAAGTGCGGAGATAGAAATACCTCACAACAGAGAACACATTTTAGTTCATATGGACGACAAAACGCTTCCTATTGAATCACTGGGAACGGGCATCCATGAAGTGGTGATGCTAGCGGCCTTCTGTACACTAGCAGAAAACCAAATTGTTTGTATTGAAGAACCTGAGCTTCATCTTCACCCAATTCTTCAGCGCCGGCTCGTAAGATATCTAGAGCAAAACACATCAAATCAATATTTTATCGCAACTCACTCACCTAGCATCATTGACACTTTAGACGCTTCAATTTTCCATGTATCCAACACCGACGGAAATACCGACATTAATCTATGCATTTCTTCCAACAACAAATCAAACATCATTAGAGATCTTGGCTACAAGGCTTCAGACCTACTCCAAGCAAATGCAATTATATGGGTTGAGGGGCCCTCTGACAGAATCTATATCAACCATTGGATTCGTTACGCGGCACCAGGGCTGGTTGAAGGAATTGACTATTCAATTATGTTTTATGGCGGCAGGCTTCTAAGCCATCTCTCTGCAGAAGATAACGAACCAAACAAGGATGACCTCGATGCCTTGATAGCAGTTAGACGTCTGAATCGAAATGTAGCTATTGTGATAGACAGCGATAAGTCCTCTGAAAATGAAAATTTAAACGCCACAAAACTCCGAATCAAAGAAGAAATTGAACGAGACGGAGGATGCGCATGGATTACTTCCGGGCGGGAAATCGAGAACTACATACCAAAAGACACTATAAGTTGGGCACTGTCAAAAAATTACAAATCTTTCGACAAGAGAATTAAAACAGGAAAGTACGATCATGTTCTACCCTTTAAAACCAAAAGCAACTCCACCGTTAAAGATGTCGACAAAGTAAAAATTGCAAAATTAGTTACCGAAACCAGCGCCAACTTGGACATCTTTGATCTTAGCGCTCAGATTGGAGCTCTAGTCGACATGATCAAACACGCCAATCCATAACAACGTGCCTTTAAGCCTTTTTTGACTAACCAGCGGCTTCGCTGGTTATGTGTTAATGCACGAGATACCGGCACCTAGAGGCTCTAGGAGCCTCTCCAAAGCGCCCAATCTTGCCAGCCCCCCCCCAGACCCAACCTCATCAACCGACGACATAGCGCGCTCTACAACGTAGTCTGTCTGACCGACCACGTAGACTGCGTGAAGTGTGAACATCGCAGATGTCACAGGGAGCAGGTATTCGGCAGATAACCGCCGCAAACAACCAGTGTAAGCGCAACAGTGGGTAAGGGGCTGACCCAGCAAATCTCCGGCTTTCAGTCTCACGCTGAAAATGCCCTAAAAATGCCCTAAACCAAACGTCAGAAACGAAAAAGCCCCTGTAATCTTCAACGATTACAGGGGCTTAGTCTTATTCAATAATGGCGGAGAGATAGGGATTCGAACCCTAGGTACCGGTGAAGGTACAACGGATTTCGAATCCGTCCCATTCGGCCACTCTGGCATCTCTCCAAC